TGAAAGTTGGATTGCTCCTGTATCTGTAGGCTGACCTGTTCCAACTCTAGTTGCATAATACTGTGTTCCGCTATCACCTTCCATATCATGTTCGTGTTCTGGTAAGTTTGCTAGTTGAAGTGCAGTATTTTGTGTACCACCTGTGCCACCAATACTATCAGCAGCAACATCTGTAACTCTGTTAGCACTTGATCCGCCCATTGCGTCTAAACCTAGTGCAAATCTTCCTCTCATGTCAGGTAAAGCAAAAAAGTTAACGCCGCTATCGCTAATAAGTGAAGAGTCTTTAAAATTAAAGCCAATTTGTAACCATAAATCATTATAGTCCGACTTACGTATCTCAGTTCCGTCACAAAATAACCATCCTAGTGGAGCAGTTGATCCACCAAACATAGACATTGTACCAATTGGTGTTAACGGTACTGATTTTAATAAATTAGCTTTTGTAATTCTAAACACACCAGTTGAACCAGTGGGTCTGTTTAATAATACTTCGTCGGAGTTTTCAGCAACATAGGTAACATTTTTGTTAGATATAAATGTGTTTGCAATTGACATTGAAAATGTCTTTGTACTGCCGCCTGTTTGTCCATCAAATTCAAAACTTGCAGCTTCAACATCTCCTGATACTGCAAACGTTGTAGCACTTGCTAATTTATCTGCAGATCCTGCTCTACCGCTAACTGTTCCACTAACGTTACCTTGAATGTTTCCGTAGAATGTATTAGCATAAATTCCATCGTATTTGTTTACTAATGTGCCAATATTACGTGTAGAAGCTGTGTCAGGCGCAACGTCTGTTGTAATTAAATTGCCTGCTACATCAACATTCCCGCCAACATATGCATTAAGTGCAATGCCTGCACCGCCAGTAGTTTTAATTGATCCTGTACTAATACTAGTACTATCAATTGTACTTGTTACGTCTATATACCCAGACCCTGCAACACCTGTTCTGGGAGAAACTTTTAAATTACCTGATACGTCTAGTTCTTGCTCAGGAGCACTATTATTAACTCCTATTTTACCACTTGCATCAACACGCATTACTGTAGGTGTAGTTGCGCCGTTACGTAATCTAAAATCAATATTAGATCCACTAGTGTTATGCTGAATAACACCCTGTTCTCCATCTACTTGAAGAGCAAGTTGTCCGCCAGTACCAATTATTAATCCGTCATTATTTTTAAGTTTTAAATCAAAGTTAGATATTGAAGTTTCATCAGTTCTAACAAAGTTTGCTGCTGGAACTACTTTTGATCCAATAACTAGTGCGTCTGCTTTTTCTGATGTTCCGTAATATTTTAAAAGCTCTGTTCCAAATAGCGCAGATGAACTAACATTCATACCTGCTTTAATACCTGTTGTAAATCCTGCAATAGCAGTTTTTGGAATAAATTCTCTATCACTAATAATAAAAGCTGTTTTATCTTTAACTTTAACTGAAAGTACACTATAACTTAAATTATCTGTGCCAACTAGCACATCTGATTTTGTTCCAGTTAACAAACCATCTGTAAATTCTGGTCCAACTAATACCCATGTAGATCCTGTAAACAAATATAACTGCTGACTACCTGTATTAACCCATAAGTCGCCTGCGCTACTATTTGCAACTGCTGGCTCAGAACTTGCTTTTTTAAGACCAGCTGCCGCTTGCCAAACAGTTCCGTCATAAAGTTTAAGTTGGTCAACTCCAGTTGCAGTATCGTACCATAACTGTCCTTCTACAGGACGCTGAGGTGCTGTGCTGCTTGCAAAATTTTCTAGTAAGTGTAAGAAATTTTCACTAATTGCTTGACCGTATGCGGTTGTAAATCTACCTGGTAAGCTTAAACTTGTTTCTGAATTAAGAGTATTATCAGATAGCGTAATAGTTCCTTTGTTTACGGAGTCTGTATAACTAATTGCATATGACATATTATCCCCTTAACCCGCTAAACTTTGTACACGAACAGTATAATCAATTTGTATTAATCTATTCAATGATTTTTGTACTGGATGGAAAATTACATGTGTAATAAGCCGGCCAGTGCCGCTAGCACTATAGCTTCGTAATCCTAATTCATCAAATACATACGCACTGTCTGCATCAGTTGCATTATCAAATGCTTGCTGACCACTTGGTTCGCCGTAATCTAATAAACAAGAAACAACTATATCAGTATAGTTAGTTCCGCTTACGTGCCGTGTTTCTGTTTTATTTCTTGCACTATCAGTGTTGTTAACACTTCTTTCGTCAACTACTTTTGTATAAGTTTGATTATACAATGTAGCATTTGTGCCTGTGCTATTAGGTGTAAGATATGTAATAATGCCTGTTGGATCAACTGATGTACCACCGTTGCCAAAACTCATTTCATAAATAAACCCTGCGCCAGCATTACTAAGACTGTCTGCTAGTGCAATACTCATATTTTCATAATGAATTGCATTTCGTTTTTCGACATAGATATCATTTGATTCAGGATCAAAAATCTTGATATGTCCTTGAACTAGTACTCCGTTTGTATCTTGCATATTATCACTCATGTTATTTCCTATACTGTATTTATTCTGGTAGCGCCGAAGTTCCTGCTCTTAAGAATCGTGCTATCGAATTTTCAGCTTCTCCTAATGTTTCCCCGGTATTTGTCCAGGTTTGTCCAGTTTTTCTTATTACTGTAATTTTAGTCTTGTTTAATGGTATTTCCGCTACGGTTATTGAGTTTGTTTCTGCATCAAATTCAAACTCTCTTGGTAGCTTAATATCTCCTTCTGGACTATCTAATGCAGTCTGAGGGTCAAATTGTTGTAATGTTGTCTTCCTTAAACGCTTACCTGCAACAAATACATCTAATTCATTTTGTCCGTTGAATCCTGCATCAAAACTTAGTGTAAATGTTGATACTGTACCGTTACCTACAAAGCTTTGTGACTGTGTCATGTCTTTATAAGGAACTGTTAACCCAATGTTTTGATCAAATACTTTTTGAGCTACTGGATATGAACTTCTTACTCCAGTTCCCAATGTGCCTCTACGTAACTGTTTTAGCGTGTTACCATCTTTAACAAAGTATTCAACACGCTCACTACCAATGTAAATAATACCTGGCAAGTTTTGTCCTTTACTAGGTTCAGCTAGCAAACTTCCATCAACAACTTCAATGCGTAAATCGTAACTATCTAATGGTTCACGCAATGTAGTAGCTACTTTATCTAACCTCTTAAAGTGTGTTCTATTTAACATATCTTTAAACTGTCTATAAGCAAACTTTGCTGTACTTACCTTTTCTGAAAAATGTATAACATCAATAACATCATTCTTTGCAGGTGTTCTTGCTAATTGTACTTTCATTTGATCATCAGTAACTGAATAATCAATACTTGGTGTTAGTAATTCTCCGTTAACACTTACCCAAACATACTGTGCATCTACTGCTTTACTTCTTAATGGTATTTCGCCAACAGTTAATCTATTATATGTTACTTGTTGTACATCACTATCAACTAATAGTGTTCGTTCTACAACATCATAATTAATTCGTTGCATACCAAGTAGATCGTGATTTGAAAACTGGAATACTTCTACTGTTTGATTTGCATCTGGAGCAATATCAAGTGTAATATTTCTTCCTGTTATTCTATACTCACCGTCAGTAATTGCAAAAATTTGTACTTTATCTGCAGGTTTACCTGATTCATCTGATAACACAATTTGGCTATTTGCAATATCAAAGCGCCAATCATTTGGAGTAAACTTTTCTACTCCAGCAACAAATACTTTAATGTCTGCCGCTGCGTTAGCACCAACTTGTTGCTGGAAAGTTTCAAGTTTGTATTCTCTATTATTATCTGCTGGAATAGTATATTCAATATTATAACCAGGATTTAGAATTTTATTAGCAACCTTAACAATAATATTATGCTCATTTGGCAATGCATAAAATGGAGTGCTTGATAATGTATAAAGTCTAGTAGTTCCATCTGCTGTAAATGTGTCTTTACTAACTTGACTATAGTTAACTGTTGTACTATCACTAAACACAGTATAGTGTATTGTTTTGCCGGATACTGCTATTGGTTCGTTAAATCTAATACCAACTTTAGCAATTGGTGCTCCGCTGTCATCGCTATTAAATATTTCTACGTCAGTTTTAACACCGTTAACACTTACAAAAACACTAACACCAGCTTGCCAATCAACAGTAGTTAAGTAAGACGACTGTCCAGCAACTGATTGTCCAGTACCAAAGTCTAATACTTTTTGTGTGCCTTGGGCCATAGCAATAATGTTTAACTCTGCTCCCGGAGTTGCTGCATTTAGTGTTACAGTGTTATTGGACCAATCTATAGTATACAAGCTATCGGCTAAGATAACATTATTTACTTTTACAAATACTGCTGGCGATGTACGAGGAATAACTCCTAATGAATAAGTTGTACTACTATCCATAATATAACTTTGACTATGTATTATTCCTTGTCCTGCACTATCTCTAGTAAACACTTTGATGTCTAATGTATCAAGTACCTGTCCTGGAACTAATTCTTCTGGGCCGCCGCTTGTAGTAGGTGTAACAAAGCCGTCACCATCTACAATAATATCTTCAGCTCTAATTCCTGTAGCTGTTGAATATGCCAAGTCACCGCCAGTTAATGCTGTATCATAGCTATCTGCATCTGGTAAAATACTGCCATCACTAGTTGTTTTTCTAACAATTAATATATCGCCTTCTAATAAGTTTACGCCCATTACTTCTAAATCAAGTAATTGTGTTGTTCCGTCTCCAATTATAGAATTTGTAATTGCTGTAGGATTAGTATTTACTGTGCTTACATCATAATTTGGATCATCTATTCGAACACCATTCTTATAAAAATTATACATGATATTATTTGCTAACGGCTTAGTTAGCTGTACTGCATTAGTAGATCCGTCTGCAACAAATACTTCGTCTTCATATGTATTATCAAACGTATCCCAGCTGTCTGTATACCATCCTTTGCTATCCCATCCTTCAGGATTGTCAAAGTCGAAACTCCTAACTTGTACTCCGCCATAATCTATACCAGTCATTAACTGTGATAAATCTTTTCCGTACATACTTGCTGACGGATTATATGCAAAATTAATTCTGTCTTCAGCAGTAAGCATACTTAACGGTTTGTAATATTCTATTTTTATTACATGACCAATTGTTGGTGGTGTTGTAAATACAATTCTACCTTGGCTTCTTGTATACCCCTTTGTTGTATCTTCGACGTTTTTATATGTATACGCACTTCTAAGTTGCTCAAGTAATACTGTAGAGTCCTTACCAACTTGCACATTAACCTTATTGCTGGATAAGTCCATTGGCCACTCTAAATCAAATACTGTTTTATCGCCAGTACCTGTAAACGTAGCATTTTCTAATAAATGTGCATAATAAACTTTTCCTGATACCCTGTCAAATTTAGCAGTAATAGTAGGACTTCTAACTACGCCATTGCCTAAAATTGCTGTTGCTTTAGCAATAGTTCCTTGTGGACTTTGCGACCCTTCAACAGTAATTACTGGTGCAATAATATATCCAGTTCCGGGATTAGTAACTTCAATTTTAGTTATTTTACCGTAACCTAAATATGCTTTAGCTGTTGCTCCGGAACCTGTTGTTCCAGTTATTTTTACTATTGGTGGAAATAAGTAACCAGTTCCAGCGTTAGCAATTTTAATTTCCTTAACTTGGTATCCATTATTATCAACCCAATGTTTCCTTGGATACACTGCACCGCTAGCAGGAGTACTTACTATGCCGCCGTCAATTACTTGTGCTTTACTAGCTACTATTGACTTTGATTCTTTACTGTATACTGGAGGTAAATCAAAATCACTTACGCTAGTATTTGTTGGTTCTGTATTTGTATAATTACTAACAAATTCTCTTACGTTTGTACTGTATGGTTTAGCTTCATTAATATAAGATTCATAGTTTGCTAAGTTATTATTATTAAAAGTTCTATCTTGATATAATGGACCAAGATTATGTTTAGCCTTAACGAAACTTGTTTTAAATAACCAATCTGCGCCTTTTTGCTCTGCAAGTACATAGCGCAAGGATGCAAAAAATAATTCATTATATTCAACTGCTAAGTTTCCAATAAAAATATTATTTTTAATTGCATTAATAATAATTGTAAGTTCGGTTGCTGGCGTGTTATCATAAAAGAAACTATCAAAACTTCTATTATCAAAACCTACAGTATTTTTACTATAATCATATATTTTATCATTAAATTGTACTGTTCCGTTTTGTCTAGCAATAGTCTTGTAGTTAATAGTATAATCTTCAGTATCTTCGTTTGCTATTTTTTCTAATAACAACCATCCGCCTGTACCTATAGAACTAATTTTAACCACTTCGCCAATTACATTATCAAGACTTGATAGTAAATATGAGCCTGCAATAATGTCATTAATTTCTGTAAACTGATTATATCCATCAGCATACCAATCTGTATAACCCCAAAACTGTGTTACATCATAATCTTGAATACTTCTTCTAAACCATTTACTATCTGTGTTGTTCCAAGAATATAATGCCCATTTATTAAACACTGTGCTATCAGCTTCAACGAGTATAGTAAATCTTCTTACACTTATTAATGTATCGTCACCGTATCCACTGCCTTGATTTTGAACTGTGACCGATGTAACTTTTCCTAGTGTATCAACTGTTAATGTTATTTCAGCATTTTGTCCTTTACCAACTAGCGAAACCTTAGGCGGAACTTTATAGCCCCTTCCTGGGTTAGTAATTGTAACACTAGTAATTTTACCATTTTGTACAACAGGTGTTAGTATTGCAGGAGTAACTTTGCTTGTACTAATAAGACTTATTTCTGCATATGTACTAACTTTGTGATCATATTCCCCGCTTAGTAAAGTAGGTAATGGTTCTTTTTTAGATAACGCACTAATATTATACTCGTCTGTAAGTAAGTTAGCTTTGCAAACTACATTCACTCTTTCGATGAATTGCTTTAATGCTTCTTCTCTATTAACAAACATACTTTGTCTTGGTCTGTTTTGTACTCCATAACGACCCTTTGCTGGGATACTGTTATCCGGAACTGGTCTATTATTACTGTCAAATCCAATTAAACTATCAAACCATTTTCTTTCAATATCACTATTAGGTTTGCTTGTTTCTAACCCTTTAGACATAATTTGATATTGACTATGTGTATTTTGCTTTTGCTGTCTAACCGATGTTGTAGTATATTTGATGTTTAGTACTACATCATCATTACTAATAAGATCGTTACAGTTTACTAACATAAATCTATCAGATCCTGTTAGTGCTAAGTATCTGTATTTTTGATCTTTAGGATTACCAATTAATCTAGACATTTGCTTAATACTAAGTTTTCTATTTTTATTACTTGGAATAGAAGATTTATTTTCTACCCAAAAATAGTATAATTGTTTAAAAGTTTTACCTATGTCGTCATACATTAATCGAGTAGTATATTTTGTATTTCCATGTAAGCTAACACCGCTTATACCTCGGAGTAAGCCTCCAGATGTATCTGCTAGTCCGTCCCATGTTTCGGGTAATACTGGGCTTTCAACCCACTCGTAAATGTTTATAACAGAACCTGAGGCTTGTACATTCCAGGAATTCTTTTGGTAGTTAGATGATCCTTGATATGCATGCCTAAATCTAGCTGCTTCAATATTCCACCAAGTTTTACCAACGTACTGTTCAGCCCAATGTCTGTTAGGATCTACGTCATCATCTACAAGTTGGCCTGTGTTATAAAACGCAGGATCCCATCCTGATTTAAAATCAAGTTCTTGTTCTACTATTCCTGCTATCTTACCCTGTACTGGATCAATAAAATCAATATAAGTTATTATTTTATTTTCTTTTTTATTGTATAAAAATGCACCTAATATTTTACTAGTGTCTGCAGGTGGAACACTATTTCTAATTACTTTCCACGCATTTTCTCCAGCATTGGCATTTTTTCTAAAATCAACTAATCCGCCTCTGTAAGTATCGTTATACTGTTGTGGCATGCCAACATATATGTGATTTCCCATTGTATAAATGTATTCACCAAAGTTAGTTTGCACTAATGGATATGTAAATGTCTCTGATTGTAGTACTCTGCTACTTAATGTTTCGTAAAGATAAATTACACCCTTATCTATTTTAATATTTTTAAAGGAAGTAAATTCTTTATCAAACGTAGTTGCTACTATTTTCTTTGTAGACGTAACATCAAGTACATAAGAATCAGTTAATGTTTTTTCATAAGTATCAAACTTAGTTGCAATACGCTGATCGCCATTTAAGCTTGATATTGCTAAATTTTCTTTTCCAAAATTTAAATTATAACCAAATCTTTCTGACTCTTCATTTTGTGGTGGAAGTAATGTTTGTGTCGGTGTTGTTATTCCTAATGCAGCATTAGTAACTGTTCCAAACACTCCGGCAGTATCCTGTGTATAAACATAGACAACACCTTGGTTAATTTTAGTAGTATCAACCAGCGGAGCACTTATAGCGAATCTAGTTCCATCAGGGTGTAAACTAATTTTATCAGCATAGCCGTCAGTGGTTGTAGCTTCTGTGATTAATTGTGAGAATTGAAACTTGTCATCAACTTCTCTATAAACAACTACTGCAATATCTCGGGTACTATCTGTTTTAATTTGTTCACTAGTAGTGATTAGAACATCACCGTTGTCACTTAAATCAAAGTCTTTGCTAAACTGTTGAATATTTTGTATTGGATCAAATGCACTTTCTCCAGAATAAAATGTTTTGCTTGTTCTATTAGGAAGCATTCCAATATAATCAATATTGCTATTTACTGCTTCCCAGCTAGAAGATGCCCATACAGCGCCAGCAGCTATGTTAGTTTTAGCTTTATAAAGTGCATCATTGTATTCTACAATAACATCCTTTTCATAACGATATGAATTATCCCATATACCTCTATAGCTTCGGTCTTTACTATTTCTCCAGCTAATTTTATTCCAAAATATTGTATCAGTTATAGCTGTTGTTGTAGCAGTAGCTTTAGTACATTCATAGTAATCATCTAAGTAGATTACAATATCACCAATTGCATAAATTGTTAGTTGATAACTTCCCTTAAATTTTGTAGTTGGTTTAGTGCCATGTCGGAAAAATTCAATACTGCCCGGATCTTTCCGTGTTCCTAATCCCTCACTTGAAACAGCTAGAGTATAATAATTATCTTTCTGTACTAATTTAACTTTTTTGCCAAAGCCTCTATTTGATTCTCTGTGTTCAGAAACAAATACGTATTGACGATCGTATACGCCACCTGGCTTGCGTCTATATATTGCTACAGCGCCTTCAGATACAGGGCCTACACTGCCTAATGCATTAGCTTCAATATTAAACACTTGTGTATAATCTTTGTTTAAACTATACGGAGGATTTGCTACTCGAGAAATACCTTGTTCTGTATTCTCATTAAAGAACCAATATTCTTCATCTATAATTTCTGGGTTTGAAACAATATTAAACTGTGATGAATTATTAAACACTATTAACTTACCAACTGTACTAGTTCCTACTACGATATCATTTTCAACATCTGCTACAGTTCCCATAACACGAGCAACATCTGCATCGCCACGTGCTACAGTGTTAATATTCCGACGTATGGAGTACTTTCCAATATTATTTAATTTGGCCCATTCGCCAGTTATTGATTTTACATATACTCTTACACTATTAAAGTTTCTGCGGTAAAATGCTACTTCAGCAGTACTTGATGTTTGTGTTGTAATAGCAAGGCCGCCTTGGCCGTCATTTGGTATTTGTACATCACTAATAATGTCGCCTATAACAGGTTCAAATACATTACCAGCAAAGTCAAACTCGTCATATGTAAAATCAATGTAGCCATCCCAAAGATCAACAATTGTTTGTTCCTTATTCAGTATGTCGTATGTAAATCCTGATGTTACAACATCAGTTTGTCTATTATCAAGATTATATACTCTAAATTCAGTTGTATCGCCTACTGCTAAAGTGTCAGTAAAATCTTTTTCGCCTCTAACAATCCATTGATTACTAAGTTGGTCTGCTTCTGTGCCGCCAGGGTCGCCCCTGTATGACAATTGTGTAATGTAACTAGCTCTGTTTTTGTTTTTAACATACGCACCAATGTATCCAACTGCTTTTTGTATATTTGAATAAGTGTTTAACACTCTTACAGACGATGATAATCTAACATCAGCATAAACTAAGCCGCGGCCAGTATCATAATATGTTCCGTCATTTGAATACTGGAAGCCTGTTGTAATAAACCAAAATCCGTCTACCGCTGTACTAGTATTGTAAGTTGATGCTTCTGTATAAAATCCAACAAATACATCATTATCAATATAAAGTTCATCACTTACACTAAAAATACCGTTTGTATCTTTAAGATAAATTACTGCACTATCAGCTTTAGTTCCTACATAACACACTGTTGCACTACCTGTACTAGTAGTAACAGTTTGGTTTATTTGAGGAAGAGTAACAAAGGTTGATACAAATAATACATGATCAACTTTATGTTGAATAGTATGAGTTCCTGTTATAAACTCTGTAGTAATTTCTGATATTGCTCCACCAAAAGGAAGATAACTATCTAATGTAGGATATGCGTAGCTTCTAGTGTTCCAATAAAGATTAACTGTGTCGCCTGGCGTAGTACCTAAGTACATATCTTTAGGAGCTCTAATAAGTATATGGTCTGTTACGTTGTTAGCCAATCCTGGATCGCCTGAAACTAATAATTGTAAAGTTGTACTATCGGCATCTGCAGCAGCCGCAATATTAACATACGTATCAAACGTTGTAAATGATTGTGAGCTAATTTCTGGAAGTATTTCTCTATTTGCTTTCCATAAGCTTTCTCTAAACTTAATAGTGTCGCCTTTAGTATAAGTTGTTACACCATTAAATGCACCTTTAAACTTTGTTTTTACACCGGTTGCTTGCGGCATACCTACTGCTAAATATTCACCATCTGGACTAACTGATATACTTTCGCCAAATCGTCCTGATGACGGAGATAACAAATCGTCTGTAGCAGATAGTTCAATTGTTGAATCAATAGCTAAATTATTTGATTCATTAGTTCTTCTATAATAATGCACTTTACCGTTAGCATCGCCTGGTGCTGAAACAAACACATTATTGTTATCAGAAGTAATTGCTACGCTTTTACTAAATTGCTGTGATGTACTATCAAACTCCGAAGGATTATAAATAACTTCTTTAGTTGAGTATACTGGTTTATTTTCAATAACAGCCCAATCGTTATCAAGATCATCTAACCATACACGCTGTTTTTCTAAAATTTCGTATCTAGCAGCGTTTAAGTTATCAAGACTTCCTACTCTAACTTGCCTAAGTTTGACTACTGCATACTTTTGATCTGTAAAATCTTCAACATTGTTATTAATATTAGCTTTAATAGTAACAGTATCTAAATTTAATCCGTCTTTATTAACAGCATAAATTCCAGTAAGATTAAATTGGTCTGCTCCTAGAACACCAATAATATCATTTTCAGTAAATTTAGGAGATATGCCATCACCAGGAACACTTGCCCACTGGTCTAAAGTTAATGTAACTAATCCCATTCCGTCATTTGAAATACTATCAGTCCGTCTAACTGCACCTATAGCATTAACATTAGCAGAAACTAGTTGTAAAACATTCCATCGATCAGCGCCAACTTTTCCGGTATTAGTTATCCAGATATAGTCGCCTAATGATACAGCGTTAACATTACCGTCTGCTAATTCGTTTATTGAGCCTGCTACAAATGCTGCATCGTTAATGTCTACGTAGCCGCCGGTTTTAATATATTCATCTTGCGAAGCTACTGAAGTTGTTGCAAATGGTTTATGATTGTAATCAGATTCTTTATCATATACTTCATGTTGCTGTATATAATAAATTTTATCATAGTTAGTGCTTGGAACTGTTTTAGCAAGTTCAAAAACTTGCGGGTTTTCAGTCATTAAATCTTCTTTAAGATTAAATCCAACTTGTTTAATATTGTCAGTTGCTCCAAACCTTCCTGTTTGGATTGCCCATTCTTCATAAAAACTTAATGCCGGTGTTGTTCCGTCTCCAAGTGATTCAAATAGTTTAGTTAAAGAATTCATAGTACCTTTATCAGCTATAAATCCTCTATAAAATTTAAACTGACTTACATCATCATTAATAATGTTTGCAAGGTATTGTCTTTTTTGGTAACCAATTAAATGCTGGGCCATACGTTGTTTTTCAGAGTCAAATCCATCTGAATCTAAATCATAATAATCAGCAAACTGATTTATTTTATAATCCAAGTTAGCTGTTAATTCTGCTTCCGGCTTCTTGCTAAGTTGATACCATAAAGAAGATTTAAAATCTTTGGACCCTGAAACATTATTATTAGCTACATAATAAAACTGCTTGTACTTTACTAGCTCACCAATTTTGTAATCTTTCCACTGCGACCAATTTGTAATTTTTGCATCATCGTACAAGAATCCTGGAAGATTTAAACCACCATCCCATTCATCTGTTCTGTAACCACTAACCTTAATACGCTCTTGTCTATATCCTGATTTTGGTTCGTATATTATATCGCTGAATGATGTTTTATTCTCTAAAAGAACTACATGTTCTTTTTGTACAAGTGGCAATGTTATATGAAATAGTCCATCGTCTGTATTAACTGTTTCAATACCAAAGGAGTTTCCGTCTCTAACTAAACTGTTAATTTCTGCTTTTAAAGGTTGTCCATCAGACTTAAAAAGACTATAATCGTAAAACTTATCATACAAATTATCTACTACAGCATAAGGTCTTGTAAAATTAACTTTAGATGCTCCGGGACTCAGCGTAATTATTGTTCCTGCTGCCCAGCCTTGTGTTGTCCAAAACAACAGTTCCCTACAACTATCTTCCCAATTTTCAACTATTTCAAAATCAAGGTTAACTGAATTAAAACTAAATCCTATCTCAGCCTGTCTATCATTATATCCTAAGATAAAATCAACTACTTCTTGAGTTGTAGTTAACCTAGTACCGTATTGTAGTTTAAATAATTCAGTCCTATCAAAATCTTTCTTAAATTCAGCTGTCTTGCCGCCAGTTATAGGTAGTGATGGCAACTTAGCTAAATCTGTTAATGTATCAACAGTT